ATAAGTTATTACATATATTTATAAGTTATTACATATATTTATAAGTTATTACATATATTTATAAGTTATTACATATATTTATAAGTTATTACATATATTTATAAGTTATTACATTTATTTATAACTAAATGGATAAACTTGTATCATTAATTAGTAATAGAGATAGTAAAGTTCAAATTGAAAATATTCTGAAACAATATCCACAATTCGAACATATACCAAATTATTATAAAGGAAAATTAAATAAATTAGTAGAAAAATTAAATCAGCAAACTATTACAGCTGAAAAAGATAAATATATTACAAGAGTAGTTTTAGAAGTTGTGTCGGATCTTTGTATAGATAGTGATATTAAAACTCAAATTATAGATGATTTGATAAATGAAATGAAACATATGAAGGAAAAATGTGTTATTTATGAAGATGAATTACAAAAATCAAAAACTGGATTAAAAATTATAGAGGAACAAAAAGAAAAAGAAACGCAAGAATTAATAAAAGTTATTGGGCTAAAAGATAATGGAGAACAAATATCTTCATATCGAAGTAAAAATATTGGGGAAATATTACAAGAATATTCTGATATAAAAAAAGAAAAAATATATTCTAAGGATGAAATACAAAGATTGCGTAAAAAAAATATTAAAGATGGTGGAATTGCCTTTAAATGTGACGATATAAATAAAGTAATTGCTTATAAAACTAAAAAGTAATTCAGTTTTGCTGTATCACATGTCATCATCTAATTCTTGTTGTGAATAAAAAGCACCACTGTAAAGCTCTTTATCTTCATCGTTAACACAATAGCCATCAAAGTAGGCTATTATCATAAATGAATCAAATTTATCTTCACTATAAGATTTAAAATAATCATTTATATTTACTTTTATATTACCTTGTATACGGTTATCATATTTAAAAGTATAATCAGAGGCTGAAATTTGCGCAACTAATATTAAACGATCATTTAAATCGATTGGTACATCATTATCATCAAATTCAATATTAGTATCAAGACCTTTATATTTATAAATATCAATCCATAATGATGGTTCTCCATAACCACACTCTACTGTATATATAATTTCTTGTTCTACAAAATATGGTTTTGATGGAAATCTAGTGCCTATGTTTTTTGTAGATAGACTACCGCTGCGGCATTCAATTTCGCATCCATTTATTTTAATCCATGCATCCCAACCCATGTTGAATATAAGAATTCGTAATTAGTCATACACAAAATGTGCTCGAACAGAAAAGCTTAGTTAATCAATATAACTTTTTTTTCAAATTTGTCATTATTTTCAAACATTATTTTCAAACATTATTTTCCAACCTCACAAAATTTATACTAAACACGTCTATTTGTCAAAATATTAGGGTTGAATTAAAACTTTAAAATTAAATTTATTTGAAAGATATTGTAAATATTCTTTATTTTCTTTGGTTAAAACTTTATAATCTTTTTCTGCTGGCAAATGCGATATAGAAATTTTATTTCTTTCTTTCTCAATAAAATTTTTAAATTTTTTTATAAATTCTAATAATTCAGGATCTTTTTTATATGTTTTTTCAATCGTGTATGTGTTTGTCACGACTTTGTCGTTCGAGTCCATATGGGATGACAAGTTGACGCTATCAGCAACACCCAATCCTGTAAATTTTTTTAATTTCATAGCATTCTTTACCAATATTCCATCTGCAGATTTATTATTTTCCAATTCGTTAATCATTTTATCATCTACTTTTCTTCTATTTTCTATATCTTTATGATTGTGATAAGCAATGTCATGTTTAAAAGATGTTTCATCGACTTTATTAATTGGTTTTTTATTTTTTTCCATATTTAATAATAAATTAGTTCCCAGTCCTGTATAATTATGGCCTAGATAATGAAATTGGCATGGATTTCTATTATAATCTTTTCTAATATATGATAACATTTATATTTATTATTTGAAAAATAATATAATATATTTAATTATATAAAATAAGAATGGAGGAGGCAATCGATAAAGTAATAAACATCTTCTTTTCTAATAAAGGAAAGATCGAAAATCTAGAATCATCCGATTTCACCATCGGGATGTTTGGAGTGTGTTCTTTAAAAAAATTAGACTCAAATGAAGAAAAATTAGCCTTAAATGAAGAAAAATGGAAAACAGCCCGAGCAATGTTAAGAGACGAGATAATAATTTTATTAAATAATAAAAAAGAAGTGAAATTAACGTCAACATATCAAGCAGAGGGCCTATTAGCTAAATGTTTAGAAGGGGCAGGCTTAAAGACTGCAATGACAGTGCCCTGCCAAACTTACGCCTCTATCGTCCCTATAACATTTGAAGTGTATATATATTCGCCAGAAAGCCAATAAACTTAATGAAAAAATTAATAATAATAAAAATATATGATTCAATTTATAAAAATTTGAAACAATTATTAAAATAATTAACCATATTATTGTAAATCAATATTATCATATCTTACACGAATATTACAATAATAAATATTAAATATGACTAATTTTATTTTTATTATTTTTCAATTATTAAATTCAAAATTTATCGTTCATCCATTATTAAAAAATCAGGAAGTTTCTTCTCTTTATTTTTAATATTTAACCACGGGACTTCATCGTTCTCAATCACATCTTTACTAATTGATTGAACGTAAATATTTTTAGTCAATTCAACATTTTCATGTCCTAATAAAATCTGAACTGTTTTTATATCGACACCATTATTAATTAATAATTTAGCACATGTATGTCTAAAAGAATGAGGATGAATGTGGTCATAATTTTTTATATTACTTTTTTTACACATATTTTTTATTCTTGCTCTTAAAGTTTCACTAGTTTTATTTTTATTAAAATATTTAGTATTTTTTATATATTCTATTACTTGATCTGTAAGATAATAAGTTTTTGTTTTACCATTTTTTTCTATCACGGTAACTTTTTTATTTTCAAAATCGATTTTATTTTTATTTATCTGTTCAACAGCGTTGGCTCTCATTCCAGTCGTTAATAATAATAACATTAACATTCTTTCTTCATCATTTCCAGCTCTCCATAATTCTTCCAATTCATTTATTTTTACAAAATGTAATTTTTCTTCTGGTTTAATTATTCTTTCTATGGGTTTAATTTTTTTAGGAAAATTATGATATGGACATTTAAAAATATGATTACAAATATGTTTTAACCATTTGTGATATTTATCTAATACAATACCATTTTCTGTAGTTACAAATTTTAAATAATCATCATTATTTAGTACAATTTTTTTATCTTTGTAATCACTTACATTAATATTTAACTTATTGCAAATCATTTGATAAAAATTAATAAATTGTCTTATATCATTTTTGAATCGCATACCAGTATTTTTATGTAAAATATCGGTTATTTCTTTAGTTAATTGAGTTGTTTCTTTCATTTATATATAAATTGTTCTGTAAGTCTATTAGACTTCTCACAGAGAGTTGCCAATAAACTAATTACTTTTTTAAATAAATTATTGAAATAATAATTGTCATTTTATAAATTATAAAAATGAATGTGGCATAATTATTTAAAAATTGAAATAAAATAATTAGTTATTAACCCATTGTGTTACCTCACGCCGTATTGTATTTACAAGAAAGTTTGATAAAGATATCAAAATAAAAATGGAACACGAAAAAATTGTGTGTAATATGAAGTGTGTTGACATTATTACAAAAACTTTAGAATTGTTAAATAAAGAATTTAGTAATGAACATGTAATGTCTGAAGAATTAATAAATAATAGTTTACGAATTCTTAAAGATTCAACATCGTCATTAAAACAAACATTAAGTGTTACAAAACGTCAATTATCTAAAAAAGAAAAGAGAACTAACAATCCAGAGAAATGTTATTATTGCATAACTAATAACAAAAATAATAAACAATGCAATAAGTGTGGGGAGAGTAAATCTTGCGAGGAATGTTTTAGAGTATGTGTCGAATGTAGTGTTTACAAACCTATTCAATCTTATAGGTATTTACAAACCTACGATAAGCAAAATAAAAAAAACAATCACATTAGTTGCGAAGTAACTAATAAGGGAATAACAATGGAAAAAGAAGTTAAACACTGCAAATATTGTGCTAGATCATGTAACTTTTGTAAAAAAACATCATGTAAACCAATGCACAAAGTCCCCAAAAATAATTCTTCAAAGGATAAATTTGGAAATCCTTTAAATAGATATGGAAGATATAATTGTAATGAATGTGCTGTTAAACATTGGTTAGTACAGTCAAAATAAATTAATTAATGAATACTTTTATTTAACAATTTAAATATTAATATTTACTTTAAATTTACTTTAAATTTTTATAAAAAAAATAGTTTTTAATTAATAAATTAAATGATAAGCCACTTAGCACATTTGGCACAAGCAGCTTTTCCGTATTTATCTTGTAAATCTTTTGGAACTTTAAATGCATATGAGCATGATTTTTTTCACAAACATGACATAATCTAGTACAAGATTTGCAATGTTTAACTTCATTAATTAAACGCCATCTTATTTTAATTATTTCATGTTTGAGAGTTCCATAAAGTGTAAATTTTCTAATAGTATCTATGCATGTATTTAAGTACTACATATTTCGCATGTAGTAAACATTTCTCACAAGATTTACTTTCCCCACACTTATTACATTGTTTATAATTTTTGTTATTAGTTACACAATAATAACATTTCTCTGGATTGTTAGTTCTCTTTTCTTGATTAGATAATTTACATTTATTCAATGCTTTTTCTAGTTCTAATGTAGATTTTTTAAGAATGTTTAGACTATTATTAATTAAAGTTTCTACATTTTCTTCATTTACGTGTTTCGTACCAACTTCTTTATTCAATGATTCCATAGTTTTTCGAATAATTTCAATACGATTCTCAATAATTTTTGCGTCTTCCATTTTTATTTTGATATCTTTAGCAAACTTTCTTGTAAATACAATACGGCGTGTGGTAACACAATGGGTTAATAATTAATTATTTTATTTCAATTTTTAAATAATTATATCACATTCATTTTTATAATTTATAAAGTGACGTGTTGGGTTATTCGAAAATTAGATTCGATCATTAATTTTGGAGTTTTGTCTAGAGTCACTCCTAAAATAATGTTAATTTATTTAATTATTTGTACAAGTATTTAATTAATTATATATATATTAAATAAAGAAATGAATTCAATTAAAATTGTCAGATCAATGAATCAAAATAATGAAATTAACACGAAAACTATTACTGAAGAAATGTTAAAAGAAAAATATTATCCCGGATTTGAGGTGATTCAAAATAATGAATGTAAATTATATGCAGACATTGATATTAAAAATGAAAATGATGATTTAATTTATAATGAAATCTATAAAATTTTAAAACAATCTGAATATAAAAAATATAAAATATTTATTGGATCTAGATTTGAAAAAAATGAATATAAAAATAGTTTTCATTTTATAATTAATGATTCTTGGTTCCACTGTGGTTTATGTGTTAAAAAAGAAATTGAAAAATTATTTGAAAATAACAATATTATTAAGATAGATTTAAGTGTATATAAAAAGAAAGAAAGCCGTCAAATATTTAGATTACCATATACTATTAAGAATAATAAAAATGATATATTTTTTGAAATAAACAGGAAAGAAAGTAGAAATAATAATAAAATTATAACTTATGACGAACCCATAAACTATTTAAATTATTACATTACATTAAATAACCATAAAATAAAATTAAAAGAAATATGTACAGAAAATATTAAACCTATCAATAATAATAATAAAATTTCAACAAACAAAGATTTTTGTAATATAATTTCTAAATCTGAATTACTTAAAATATTAGACAAAATATTAATTAAATATTTAGATAATTATAATGATTGGATTAAAATAATTTGGGCTATTGCTGAAGTAAGTAATACTAATAGTTTTAATGATGGATTAATTATTGCAAATAATATTTCAAAAAAATCTAAAAAATATAAAAATAAAACAGATGTAGAAGAAATATATAATAAACATGATGATAATAAAAGAATTGGGTTAGGAACTTTACTTTTTTATACTAAAGAAACAAATGAAACAATTTCATGTAAAAAAGGAAAAGAAATGATTGAAATTGATTCCATTAATTTTTCTGAAAATATTAAAAATAATTTATTAGATAAACATTACGAATCTTTTAAATTTCCAATGAAAGGATTTTATTATATTATCGAATCCAATTATTTATTTTCAGATTATTATATAAGTCAGAAACATTATAACAATAATAATATTGCTATTTATTCAAATAATAAATCATTATTAGTTCATGATAATGATAACTATTTTAATAATACTAATGATATGAAACAGTTTTATTCTGACCAAGTTATAAATAAAATTTTAGATATAGATTTTAATAAATATGATAAAAATAAAAAACATATTCCATATATAAATTATAAAAATGAAATGTATAAAGAAGTAGATAAAGAATTAACTTTACAAACTAATAAAATTATATATAAAGATTTTGATTCTAATAATAATTATTTCTTAACATCAGTAAATGTAAATATAGAAAATTTAAATATTATTTCATATAAAGATATTCAACATAAAAATATAACTGAATCATTTGCAAATGATATGATATTATATGATAATTTAGAAATAAATTTAAACAATTTAAAAAGTATAGAGATATTGTTTAACAGATTTGTATTTAATTCATTAGAAGAAGTTAAATATATTATTAAAACATATATTTCAAAAATAATCAAATATAGTTTAGGAGATTTGAAATATATCATTGAAAATGAAAATGATTATATATTTTTAGAAAAATTACCATACTTAGAAGTTTTTTATAAGAAAGATATAAATAATGTAACTTCAGTATCGTTAGAAAAATTAATTAAAAATAAACAATTAATTAATTGTTATAATGAATGTACTTTTAAACCTTATAATGATGATAATATTAATTTTAATATGTGGAAAGGAATTAAAGCAGTTAAAGTTGATAATATTTCAGATGACACTTTAAAAATTATTAATTTTATGAAAGAAGTATGGTGTAATAATAATGAATTACATTTTAATTATATTATAAGTTGGTTAAAAAATGTAATTTGTAAAGGAATTAAAACTAAAAAATGTGTAGTATTATATTCTAATAAACAACAAGTTGGGAAAGGTATAATTATTAATTGGATTTTAGATTATGTTATTGGAAGAACTCATTCTAAACAAATTACTGGTATAGATTCATTAGTTTGTAGATTTAATCAAGATTTAATGAATAAAATTCTAATTAATGTAGATGAATTATCTTCTTTAGATAGAAAAGCATATTCTGCTTCCTTTGATATACTTAAAAATAAAATTACCGAACCTTATATTAATATTGAGATTAAAGGAGGTAGAAAGTTTGAATATCCTGATTATTGTAATTATATTTTCACAACTAATCATATTAATTCAATTAAAATTGAAGAAAATGATAAACGATATGTAATTTTTGAAGTTAATGATAAATATGTAGATGATCAGAAATATTTTAAAAGTTTACAATTAAATCAAGATACTGCTAATGAATTTTATAGTTATTTATATCAATTTACAGAAATAAGTTTATATACTTCTATTAATTCAGAAATAAAAAATGACATGATTGAGTTATCATTAACTTCATCTCAATTATTTTTAAAAGAAATTAAAGAAAATAATTATAATATCAATGTAGAAATAGACAAAGATGACAATAAATTAATGAAAAGTTCTGTTTTATATTCAAATTATATTTCTTGGTGTAATGATAATAATGAAAAAAATATACAGAATCATACAAGATTTGGTAAAGAATGTAAAAAAATATTAAAATTTATTAGAAAAAAAGATAGTATTTATTATAATTTAATTTTTAATTATTAAAAATTTTATAGTAAGATTTGGTAAAAAATGTAAAAAAATATTAAAATGTATTAGAAATTGGATAATATTTATTATATAATAATGTAATTTTTAAACCCTGCATCTTTTTATTAAAACCTACATCTTTTTTATTTACCTCTTTAATTTTTATAAAAATTTTGATTAAAAAATCATAATTTATATGATATTTATTATGTTTTTTTTTATGATTTTAATTTACAATTTTTTAATTTTTATTAAACCCTACACCTTTTTATCAAACCCTACATCTTTTTTATTTACCTCTTTAATTTTTATAAAAATTTTGATTAAAAAATCATAATTTATATGATATTTATTATGTTTTTTAATGATTTAATTTATAATTTTTTAATTTTATAAAACGATGTAGGGTTTATAATCAAACCCTACATCAAATTTTTTATTCAAAAAAAATGACATTTTTACTATTTTTATATATATATTTATGTTATTTTAAGAATATTTTGTGATAATTTGTGATAATATGATAAAAAATGTAGAAAAAATCATAATTAAAAAGGTGTAGGGTATGTAGGGTTTTTTATATATTATAGAAAAAAAAAATAAAAAATATATATATATTTATATATATATATAATCATTAGGTGTACAAAAACCCTACATACCCTACATACCTACATATAATTATTTTTTATATATTTTTATCATATTATTATATAAAAACACAGTATTTTTATTAACAAAACCACATATAAAAAATAAATAAGATAAGAAAATTGTATAATGACAAAGAAAATAAACCCTACATCAAACCCTACATCAAACCCTACATCAAACCCTACATAAAAATTTTTGCAAAACCATTAACATTTTTTACAAATTATATCAATATTTGTAAATAAATATATAACAATCTATAATTGTGAGTAATAATCTGGGACGCTTAAATTAAAATATAAAAATTGAAAATAGAAGTAATAAATATAAAAATGCACGATGGTAATGATTAAAACATTAACTGGTAATGTTTGGCATATAGATATTGATTTAAATAAAACAGTTAAGGATGTAAAATTAGAAATACAAACTATAAAAAATATTCCTGTGTACCAGCAACGAATTTGTTGTAATGCTACAATATTATCTGATGATATAAAATTATCAGATGTTTGTGTAGATAATTCTACTGTGCTTCATTTAATTATGAATATTAGGGGAGGAGGATTTTCATTTGCAGATTTAAATTATAAAAATCTTAAAGAATATGAACCATCACCAGAAGCTCCCGAATATAGAATGTATAATGATGGATTAAATTTCGAAGCAAAATGTGAAAATGATAAATGTCTTGTGTATGAAGAATTTTTCATAGTTAATATTGGGTATGGAATAATAAACATTAAAGAATTTGTAAACAATAAAATAAAATGTCCATTATGTGAACTATTTTACGAACCAATTACTTGTGGATTCAATAATTGTGAATTTAGAATTGATTATGTTGTTAATGAAAATGATGATATTTCAACAGTTGAAACAAAATATAAACAAATCGGTAAAGATGTTTATTCTAAATTTGAAGTTGATATAAAATTAAACAAAATTCATAATTACGATAAGGCGATTATAACAGTCAGAAAAATAGACAATCATTTCGTCCAAAGTAGAAAATCAGGTGCCTCAATAACTAAAGTAGGATTTGAAGAATTCAAAGAGTTTAAAAAAAATTATTCTGATGAACTTTCAGGATTTAATAAATTAAAACTCGAAGACGATTCTTTAATAAGTTTCGATTAGTTTTTATAATTCTATAATTCCTATATTATCTAATTCTATTAGAATTTCACTAATGTCATTTATAATTTCTTTACTGTCATTACCAGAATATAATTCACCCACTAATAATTTTAAATGCTTTATTATATCATTCACATTTTTATAAAAAACATGATTAGAGATTTTAAATATTTCATAAACATTTTTAATTTTCATTTTTTCTAAATCACAAAATAAACTAAAATACGAATTTGATTCAAATTTATTTAAAAATTCTTTAGTAGTTACCATAGTCCCTAATAATTCATTACAAATTGTATTTGCTTCTTCATAACTTGGTTTAAAAATTATTAAATAATTTAAATTATTTCTACAAGTAATTTCTACTCTGGTATATCGTTGTGATAAAAAAAATATACTCAATTCTCTTGGTCTAGACGCTGAAAATAAATGAATTAATGATTTTTTGTCTTCTTGATCTGTAACTCCTAGCATGTCGTCAATTAAAACAATATTTTGAAATCTTTTATCCAATTTTTTATAAAATTCGTCATCAAAATTTTTTATTTCTTTAAACACATTAATTCTTACTTTATTTTTATAATTTGTAACCATATCTTTAATAAATGATTTATACAAAGGTTGTTCAATAGTTTTGGTGCAAATAATTATCGAAATTGGTTTTTTAGAATTTTCAATAATTTTAAATAATAAATTCAAAACTAAATTTGTCTTTCCACAACCTGAAGATCCTACAATTAAACACCTAAATATTGATGGTAAATATGAAATATTTCTTTGTGGTTCTTTAATATTATATTTTTTATTTAAATTCATTTCATTAAAAGAATTTAATAACATTTATTTATATATATTTTATTAGAAATGTGACTTCTTAACCCAAACTTTGTTTGGTTGGAGTACACTTTGTGTGTGACTAATCCAACTTTTGTTATTTATTTCAATATTATTATATTTTTTAATTTGTGATTTAGTTAAATATAAATCTTTATACATTTAAATATATAAAATTTTATTTCAATATGACTTCCAATATAGAATTAATGAAATTTATTTCCTATTTTAATTTAATGAAAAAATATTGTTTTGGAATTATTTCAAAAGATGATTTTGAATTATATTCAAATGATGTTTATTATCAAATTATAAACTTAGATTCAAAAAATAATCCAGGAACTCATTGGGTTATGATTATTAAATGTTTTAATATGGTTTATTATTTTGATTCATATGGAATGAAACCATTTCAAAGATTGGTGGATTATTGTAAAGAATATAATATTATTCTTTATTATAATATAAAAAGAATACAAATCGATAATTATAGTTGTGGATTTCATTGTTTAAAAATTATTATTGATAATTTTTTAAGTAGTGACCACGTGTGGTAACTTGGTCGATGAAATCGGATTAGTCGCCGCCTGCGACAGCTCGAACACCGAAAGTGAGTTAGACACACACGGGTGTGCTCCAACCAAACAAAGTCTGGATTAATTAAGTTAGATTATTATTTTTTATTTTTTTTCTTTTGTGAATTATTTTCCCTAATAGCAATTCTTATTCTTTTATCATAATCATCTAATTTTTCTCCAGGTTTCATTTTAGGTATCACAGTATCATCCTCTTCTACTTCTTTTATAAGTTTATCAATTAAAGCATCATCTGTAAAAAAACTGGTTGCTGTTTTTTTAGTTGAGTTATTTTTGTTATGCATATCTACAAACATACGGTCGCTTTCTTTATACATTTCTATAGGGATAAATCCTCTAAAAACTGATTTATAACAATTAGAAAATAAATTATAAATAGACGGATCTTCTATAAATTTTAAATCTAATTTTTTAATTTTATTATATGAAAACCAATCACACCCATTGGGTCTACTATTTTGACAGACATAATATTTTTTAGTTTCTCTATCCTGAACAACATTATATTTTTTTCCATTAGCCATTATAATAAAATATATTTATTTTATAATTATTTATGAATATTTATAAGTTATTACATATATTTATAAGTTATTACATATATTTATAAGTTATTACATATATTTATAAGTTATTACATATATTTATAAGTTATTACATATATTTATAAGTTATTACATATATTTATAAGTTATTACATATATTTATAAGTTATTACATATATTTATAAGTTATTACATATATTTATAAGTTATTACATATATTTA